TGTCTTGTAGACATTCCTTTAATCCTTAAAAATGCTTCAAACTCATTATGAGCTTCCCTGATATGTGAAAATTTATATTTCTTTGTCATCAAACATTCCGTTTCTAGCCATTAATTTGTATTGGTCTTTAGGGTCTGAAGGTACTTGGTTTTGTAATATATCTAAAATAATATCATCAGCTTCTTGTTCTGTAAAGTTTGCTAAATTGTTTATGATATACGACTGTTCTTCTAAGGGTATTGCAGACCTATGTAATCTGGTTTCAATGGTAGCCATTTGAAATAATGTTATCTCAGATGGCTTACCATCAAGAACCTCATCTAACCAATCATCGTTCACTAATCTACCATCTCATCTTGACCAAAAGCACCTTGCTCATAGAACCCTGCTATCTTAAGGACAACACGACTCATAGCTCTCTTCTCTGCCATAGCAACTGGAAACTTTTTTGCACCACCCATTAAATTATTATCAGATGCTTCACCAAAAGACATCATGTTAATTGGCTTGTTATTTTTGCCTTGCATTGATGCAGCAGCTCTAATAACAACATTAATATTGTCTTTCTTTAATTCTAACAATAAAGGTTCGTATGCAACAGTAATACCTTGTTTGCTTACAATTTTATCTATGCCTGATCTTGTTATAATAACGAAACCTCTTGGGTCTTTATGCACATCTTCTTTTACTAAACCATTTTCTAAAAATAGTCTTGTTAGTGCTTCCTTTCTAGTTTCTTTAATTTGTGGTTCTTGATTTTCTGAATTGTTTTTTTTATTTCTACTCATTATATTTATTTTTAGTTAATAATAAGCAAAATTATAAAATTGAATTAGACTACCAAACTTTTTTAACAATATTTTAAAAATAATGTGTGATTCTTGCTACTTGACCACTATTCTTCTCATGTAAAAAGCCCTCTACAGCTTTAGGAACTCCAGTAAAACCTTTACGACTATGCCAACTGTCTGTACCTGATGGACTTCTTAGATATTCTACAGTAACACCAACGTAATCTTTAGCATCTAACCACTTGTGTTTTACTTTGTGATGCAAATGATGTAAGTAAAAATACCTATACTTAGTATCTGCCCACATCTTCGGTCTTTCTTGTGCCATAAGTAGAGGTAAATTAACCATCTTAGCACCATCACCATGCTCTAAACCAATTAGATTACTACCATACTGGTAGTATTTTCTATGAGCTACACTAATGTCAAAATTTACATCATCATCTTTTCTAAACCAACTCTTTAAAGCATGAGCTAAATGAAATCCTGACTGATAATCGTGATTACTCATACTATGCAACACATCTACTGGTGCAATATGTCTTAGCATCTCTATACATTTTACATATAACATCAAAGCAACCTCAAAATGCTCCCACCATTTACCATCTACATCTTGTCTTGTACCTGCAGTAGTTTGGTTGTACACATTATCAATATGTAAAATATCGTTTCCTATGCAAAATAATACCTTTTCTATACCAAAACCTGCTGACTTCTCTAAAAGTCCTTGTATGCCCTCTAAAACCCTCTCTACAGCAGTTTCACAGTCATATCCATTGCCTGTTTCTAATTCTTTAGCATATTTACCAATATGTATGTCAGCAGGATTGATAACAAGTAGGTGATCATTTTCAAAATCTCTATCTATTTTTTTGTATGTAGGTGAGTAATCTTCTATAAGACTTTTTATCTTATCTAATATTTGCTCTTCATCTAAACCATACTCTTGTTTTGTAACTATAGAAAATCTCAGTTCTCCACCCATGTTTTGCCAATGCTTAACACTAACAACATCTTCTTTGTTTATACCTCTTTCTTTTAAATGTAACTCTAAAGCTGTATTACCATTGATGTTTTCTACATCTATACCCCTAGATTCATTTATTAATTCTACTTCTTCAGCAGAAAGTCTTAATCTTTTACCTTTTAATTTTGTCATGTTTTTTGATTTTTAGTTTTGCTAAATGTAAGCAAAATATTAGATGCTTCTAAAACAAAAATGGGATGTTATTAACACCCCACTCTTGAAACTAAAAACAATTATCCAACCAGAAAGGTTGATAGAAGCACAAATGTAACTATTTTTTTAGATTACAATTACACTTTTCACAATTTTTTTCAAATACTGAAAACAGTAATGGTAAGACTGCTAAAAAACTTAAACCCAAATTCATATATGTGATGCCATTTAACGATATATCTGCACTAGCAGCTATAACTAACACCCCACTTATTGTTCTCTTAGAAGAATACTTACCCTTAGTGTCTTTAAACAATTCTAAAACTGACTTAACAATTTCAGTAATTGGACTTATAGCTTGTTTAACCAAGCTACCAGTAATCATATCTACTATCTTACTCATTATTTCTTGATGTCAGCAATTCCCTGACCTAGAATTAAAGTAAGTATTGCATAGTAAACTTTTTCTACTTCTGCTTCTGATAGACCTAGCTTTGCTGCTGCAAATGGAACAAATACTGCAGATACTGCATACCAAAACTTTTTTGAGTCAAACATTTTTTTTAACATTTCCATAATTTATTTATTTTAATTATTAATTAATACAACCAGATAACTGGCTGAACCTTATCTTGATCTGAATCTACATGGATAAACCCACCCTCTTTACTCAAACCAATTCTTACAAATCCTGCTTCTGCTAGTCCACTTACAATCAATGCTCTCTGATAACTATCTTTACATTCTATATCACAAGCTATTCCTTTTATATGTGAACTGGAAGGATTTTTTATTGACAGGGGGTGATTTGGACACCTGTACCCTGATGTTATTTTATATTTAATATTACTAAAAGACCTAGCTCTATCTAAATCTTCTATAAAATCTAAGTCCATTAAGTTAGTCTTACAACCACACTTACAAGTAAACTCACTTTTTTTAAAGTAGCTAAATGTCATTATTTACCTTGCCCTCTTTTTGGTTTTTTATAACCATTTTGACTTTTACTAGAATTTTTAGAATGTACTCCTTTACGTTTCTTAGTCTTAGTCTTTCTAAAAGTAAAAACTATTTTAGCCATATTAAGCTGTTACTGCAATAAATTCTACATCACAAGCTGCTGTATTTGCTTGTGCAGCAACTAAAGTAATATCTGCTAAAGCACCAAAACTTGTGCCAGTAATAGCATCCATTTCATTATTCATTAATAATAATGATTCTCCTGCTGCTAATTTAAACCAGAAACTATCTGCACCATTATATAATCTTAATGTTACAAAATTTGTATCATCTAAATTAGTTACTCTAAAATAAGCATAATCAGTTTTAACTCCTGTTCCTGCATCATCTGCAGTAGACCAGTTAAATAAAGTCTTTTCGGAAGTAGCAACACTCATTATTCTTTGATCTACCTGTCCTTTAGATGTAAATGTTTTCTCTACAGTATTACCATATACCACACCATTTAAAGTGTATGATTCTACTACTGTTACTGTTAAGTTTGCTGCTGTTACTGTACTTGCCATATTATTTTCTTGTTTTTGTAAATTTATAAATTGAGAACCCTATTGCCATTAATAAAGAAACTGTTGTTAGTATTTCATTAAATGATGCTAACGATATTCCTATTGCTCCTGCATTCGCCATTCCCACCTGTATCGTATCTTCAATTGTATCTTTCATTGTATTTTTGTTATTAATTGTCATATCCTACTTCTACACTTACTTTAAAATATGTTGTTGCTGCTGTTGATGCTTTTACCATTAGAAATAATACATCTCCTGCTGCTAAACTTGTTTCTGGAGTTAAGTTTCTAGTTGTTTGTAAATTATCGTTACTTGATTGTCCTGTTATTGACAATTCATTTAATTTTACTGGATCAATAGCACCAGTATTTCCTGCTACAAATGTCATCTTACATAAAGCTACTGTTATAGTAGCTCCTGAAGTAGCATTTGCCCATAAATATATTTTGTTTAAATTACAAGCACTATGCATTACAAATGATTTTGTTTTAAAAAAATCACCAATGTCTAAAGCACTTGTACCAACAGTTCCTGAGCCATAATTTGTGCTGTATAAATATGAACTTGTATCAACACTCATATCAGCACCATAGTGATAATTAGAATTACTTAATACAGAATAACCCTGTATGTTAAATGTATCAGTTTTTATTAGGTTTTTCTTTGTCCATAACAAACTACCATCTGTGTTGCCTGTACCACTACCAACAGTTTTACTTAGTAGTGTGTCATTACCTGCAGACTCAAAACCTTTTGGGTTGTGTCTGTTTACATCTGTTAAATTTTTGTGTTCGTTAGCAGCCATATTTATTTAAGTAATCTTTAAACCTATTATCTAATTTATTATTTTCTTTATCAATTTGGTCAAGTTTTTTTATTGCCCAATTAATACCACTAGTTCCTCCCCAACAATCCCACATTAGACCTCCACAACCTTCATCATAGGGTACATCTTTGTGTTGTTGGTGTCTTTTAAATGATGCCATACGAGCTATAGTATCTCTTGACAAACTTTCTCTATTTGCTAATTGTCTTGCTCTTTTTTTACCTACATCAGTTCCACAAGAACCCCAACCATTTTCTTCTACCCACTTTAAAGCTCTCTTAGCATTGTTAGTTGCAGACTGTGGATAGTCGTTATATGTCTTTGCATAATAATCTTTATTAGCAGTTTCACACGATTCTTTAGAGTCATACTGACAGTTACCAGTTTCTCCAAATCTCCACATTCCATTTTCACATTCGTAACAAGGCATATCTTTATCTTTTAACAGTCATCACATGGACAGAAATCTCTCCAACTATTGTAATTGTAGGTTCTAGGTCGTGAGTAAATACTGTCATACATTATTATTCCATGATTCTTGTAAGCATAACCTCTTGCAGGTCTATCAGATTCATATGTAGGATATAAACCATTCTGGTCAGAATCTTCCATGTAATCTAACATATCTTTTAAATATATCTCAGACTTTCTATATGTGTCTTGTTTATATGCATTTAACTCTGAAGGGTCTACTATAGTAGCAAATTCATCTACATTATGTACAATACCCATACTACTACTATTGCTCTGTACTTCGTTAATAACCTCAAATCTTACAAACCAACATAGACATCTTGTAAGAAAATCATCCATTAAAGTTTGATTTGCAGTAGTTAATGTACCATCATTATGCTGTTTCTTTATTTCTTCGTAAAACTTTTTACCTAAAGCAGGTTTTAGATGTGCTAATTCTGTAAGTAGAATAGTATTATTAGATATTAAAGCAGGGTCTGTATTAGCATTTGTAAAGCTATTACTAATAACTTCTCCTGCACTTACTAAAGGTATATATTGATTTACGTTTGCCATATTATTGTTCTTCGTTTTGTGATTCTACTTCAGTTACTTGTAATTCGCTTTCACTATCTCCAATACCATCTTGGTCATCATCTCTTGTAACAATAATTTGCTCTCTATCTGTCAAGAACATATTACCCTCTTCAAGCATTGGGAAATCTTCATCTAGCATTTTTCTTTGCTCGTTTATAGTAAGTATCTTAGTAGGATCAAGCTGAGTAGCAAATGATACTGGTGGCTCGTATTGTATTAATAACTCTTCTGCGATAAAGCCCATCTCTCTATTTAGTATGTCTTTTATACCATCTAAGATTAAATCAGAAGTATCTTTAATTACAGTTGTCATTGCCATATCATAAGCAATTCTAATCTCACTACCTGTGTTGTTCATCTTACCAGAACTAACAATACCTGCAAGTGCAGGTTGCCATCTATGTGCAGTAATAATATTTTGGTCAGTAATCTTTTGTAAATCTAACCAACTACCATCTTGGTCATCTTTTATAATAGAAACATTCGCAGGTGAAGTATCTCCATTCTTTACAATAAACATTATTTTTCCATTGTTTCCTTCTCCAACAAACTTTTTTTGTGCTTCTTTAACCAGTTGTTTCGCTTCTTGTTCACCCATATCACCAGAGATTTCAACGATTGCAGATGGCTGAAAACCATTTTGAAATTTTGTATGATTCCACTTGCCGATTTCGTAATCAACTGCGATATGATCCAATGCAGCAACATAGTCAGGTAAGCCATAGTAAGTAAATGTTGGTTCATAATCTTTAAAATGCATCACAAATCTTTTACCTTTTACATTTGGATATAGAGGTATAGTCTGTGTTTTGTCTTTCATAGTATTGTACTTTGCCCAGTCTGGGTGTACATATACTTCTTTCTTGTTTTTAGCCATTCTAACAGTAGTTGCATCTATATGGTATAGGTTTACCCCACCATCATATAAAACACCTTCTACATAAGCATTTCCAAAAGTGTAATAGTCATCAGCTAATTTCTTGTAAACTTGTCTTAAAGTTTCTTTATTAGCATTTACATCTTTTATGTATGCTTTTATTTCTTGATTGCTTGTAACAAACTTAGCACCACTTGTAAATACAGTCTTTTGTGCAAGTACACTTCTATGTGTAGATGACTTACGTTTTAGCTCTGCTAAATATTGTGGAAATAAATTGTTGTTACCAAAAGGGATATACTTAGTAAGTACCTTTGATATATCTTGTGGTTCTTCTACGTTTTGTGGTACTGCTAAATCAAAAACACCAAACTCAAAAGTATTACTCTTTTGTTGAGTCTGCTTTCTTACTTGACTTTTTCTTGCTTGTTTTTTCTGACTCATCTTTTGTTTTTGTTATTTTTTCTATTAAATTATTTAAACCACCATGTTCGTAAGCATAAGCTAATTCTTCTTGTGTAGTGTTTGCCCAATCAATATAATTATCTGTATTGTAATAAGTTTTACCAGATGTTAATTTTCCTTTATATGTTGCCATAATTGTATATATTTTTGTGTGTGATAAATCTACAATATTTTTATTACAATCACACATATTAAAAGATACTAATAGGAATTACAAACTTTCGTTAAACCTATTTTGTATATCTTTACTATTATCTACTAAGTTGTTGTTGCAGTCAATCCTGTAGCACCAATTCTTAAACCATCAGTTGTTCCTGTACCTGCAGGAATGTATGGGTTTGGTAATTCATACTGTGTACAAGTAATATTTAAAGTAACACCATCTTCATCAGAAAAAGCTGCTCCAGTACCACCTTCTATAGATGCAATTCTTGCCCAAGTTTGACTTCTAGCTTGGTCATCTAAGTTAGAAAATTTTGAACTTGCTCCTATTAATAATGCTTGACTTTCACCTGCTACTGGTGCAGCACCTACTGCAGGTAATGTAGTATTTGAATCTACTACTAAAACCATTAAACACTTACCAGTTAATTCTTGCAATCTTAATAGTTTTGTTGCATCAATTTTAGGTAAAAACAAAGACAACACACATTCATATGTTGTAAAGTTTTTATTTTCATTTGTTCCAGTTACAGTTAATGATGATCTTTCAATTTGACTTTC